TTATACCTGCTAAACTGGCAGACAATCCGTTTTTATATAATCAAGGGGACTATGAAGCGATGCTGTTATCTCTACCAGAGACACAGCGTAGACAATTATTGGAGGGAAGTTGGGATGTTGCAGAAGGTGCGGCGTTTGCTGAGTTCGATAGAAAATATCACGTTACGGATGTATTTACGATTCCAGACAACTGGAGAAAATTTAGGGCGTGTGACTATGGATATTCTTCGCACTCCGCAGTCTTATGGTTTGCAGTTGACCCAGCTACTGAACAACTGGTGGTCTATCGTGAAATGTACGTCTCAAAATATACTGCAAAAGACTTGGCGTTTGCTATCTTGGATGCAGAAAGAAACGATGGACAAATATCGTATGGTGTGCTCGACAGTTCGTGTTGGCATAAAAGAGGTGATACGGGTCCTTCCTTGGCAGAACAAATGATTTCAGTTGGTTGTCGTTGGCGACCAGCAGACAGAAGTAAAGGTAGTCGTGTGGCAGGTAAAAACGAATTACATAGAAGACTACAAGTTGATGAGATTAGTGAGAACGCTGGTCTAGTTATATTTAACAACTGTGTAAACTTAATAGCACAATTACCTGTAATACCTTTGGATAAAAGTAATTCTGAAGACGTAGACACAAAAGCAGAAGACCATTTGTACGATGCTTTGAGATATGGTATAATGACCCGACCTAGGTCAAAGTCTATATTTGATTATGACCCAGCAGCGATGCCAAGAAAATGGACTCCTGCAGATAGAGTATTTGGATATTAAACATGGAAAATGAAAACGAAAATATTGAAGATTTAGTATTTGTCCCAAAAGACCCGAAGGATGAATTAGCAGCTTATGTTATTGAAAAATTTAAATCTGCAGAAGATGCACGATTGTATGATGAGCAAAGATGGCTTAACTCATACAGACAGTACAGAGGTTTATACACAAATGATACTCAGTTTACTGAAACAGAAAAATCACAAGTATTTATAAAAGTAACTAAAACAAAAGTTCTTGCAGCTTATGGACAAATCATAGATGTTTTATTTGCAGGACAAAGATTCCCACTAGGTGTAGAAGCCACTCGTATTCCTGAAGGTGTAACAGAGTCAGTAAACTTTGACCCCAAAGAGCCAGATAACGCATTAAACGAATTAAATAATGTATATGGTTTCCCTGGAGATGGACAAGACCTACCACGAGGTGCAACACAAGAATCACTACAAGACTTAAAACTAGGAGCTTTTGAAGATGACCTAGAAAGTATAAGAGAAAAGATAAAATCTGGACAAGGACTAACATCAACATCACAAACATATTACCCTGCACAAAAAGCTGCAAAGAGAATGGAAAAAACTATTCTTGACCAGTTGGAGGAGTCAAATGCATCTAAACATTTAAGAACAGTTGCATTTGAAATGGCTCTATTTGGTACAGGAATAATTAAAGGACCTTTTGCTTTTGATAAAGAAAAGGCTAACTGGGATGAAGAGGGTAATTACTCACCAGAAAGTAAAACTGTTCCAAGAGTTGAGTCTGTATCAACTTGGAACTTTTACCCTGACTATGATGCCAACAATATGGCTGAGGCAGAATACGTTATAGAACGTCATAAGCTAAGTTATTCAGAGTTACGTAATCTTAAAAAGAGACCTTACTTTGACACAGATTCTGTAGATGAGTGTGCAGAGATGGGATATAACTACACACGTAAATGGTGGGAAACAGACTTAAGAGATAATGAAACTCAGTATGACGTAGATAGATTTGAGGTACTAGAGTTCTGGGGTAACATAGATAAAACTATGGCAGAGGCTGCAGGATTAGAAATACCAAAAGAGTTTGAAGATGTAGATACATTACAGGTTAATGTATGGGTATGTAATAATAAGATACTTAGATTAGTTGTAAATCCATTTACACCGAAACGTATTCCTTACTGTGCCGCTCCGTTTGAGCTAAACCCATATAGTTTCTTTGGTGTAGGACTAGCTGAGAATATGTCAGACACACAAACACTTATGAATGGTTTTATGAGAATGGCAGTCGATAACGCTGTGTTATCAGGTAACTTAGTATTCGAAATTGACGAAACTAACTTAGTGCCAGGACAAGACTTACAAGTATTTCCAGGCAAAGTATTTAGACGACAAGGTGGTGCACCTGGGCAAGCACTTTTTGGAACTAAGTATCCAAACGTAAGCACAGAGAATATGATGATGTTTGATAAAGCACGGGCGTTAGCTGATGATGCAACAGGCATACCATCTTATTCACATGGACAGACAGGTGTTGCAGGCACAGGCAGAACTGCGGCTGGTATCAGCATGCTGATGGGAGCAGCCCAACTTAGCATCAAGAGTGTTGTAAAGAACTTAGACGATTATCTGTTGCAACCATTAGGAGAAGCATTGTTTGCATTTAACATGCAGTTTGACTTTGATAAAGAAGCCCGAGGAGATTTAGAGATAAAAGCCCGAGGCACAGAAAGTCTTATGAAGAACGAAGTACGAAGTCAAAGACTTCTACAGTTACTTCAAATGTCAGGTAACGCTGCTGTAGCACCATACTTAAAAATACCAGTAATATTAAGAGAGCTTGGACATGCTATGGACTTGGATGCAGAGAAACTTATCAATGATGAGAGAGAAGCATTTAAGCAAGCAGAGATACTAAAAGCTGCTGGAGGTTTACCAACTGACCAGTCACAAGCACAAGGCGTAAATGTTGCTGACCCATCAGGAGGTGGGGGAGGTAATATCGGTGTAGGACAAGCACCTGTTCCTGGCGAACAAGGATTTAGTGCTCCACAGAATCCTGCCACAGCTCCACAAGAACCTGCAGTTGTTGACCAGTTACAACAATTATTAGGGGGTAGACAGTGATAAAAGAAATAGCTAGTAAGCTTGTACCTTTAGTAGATAGCAAGAAGAATAGTGATTTACTAGAATTATACATGAATCACAGAGTAGAAGAACTGCACAAATTGTTGGAACAATATGACGACATACACAACATAGCAAGAGCACAAGGAGCAATCCAAGAGATACGAAGACTGAAAACTCTTCGTGATGAAGTTTTAGCAAAGTCAAAAAATGGAAATTGATAACAGACCTGCGTGGCTTTCAAGAGCCATGAACAGAAACACTCCCAGCAAAGGAGGAGCTACTGTTCAAACTAGAAGCGAGTATGTAGATGATTTAGGAGGAGAGGTGTTATTTCCAACTTTGCGTATGGGCAAGGATGGCGAGCTACGTAAATCAGACATAAAAGAATCTCTTAAGAAAAAAGATTACATTTTAATAAAGGGACCACCAGGCAAAGAAACAGCAGATAAAGCCACTGCTAAATCAAAACAAATAAGTAAACAAATAGGTATAGCTAGACGCATGAAGATAGGAGGAGCACTCATGAAGACAGAACCAGCAGGATTAGGTGTATCACCAATGACACAAAAGACTAGTCCACCAGTAGGTAATAAACAAGTTCAAACAAAAAAGCTGGGTAGAGCCGCAGCTCCAAAAGTTACTGACCCTAGAGACGAAGCTTTAAAATTAGTCTCGCAAAGATTAAAACAAGATAAAGAAAAGGGTATTGCTACTCCTATGAGTATTATAGATACTGAGATGCCTACCCCTATGACAACTGCATTAGCAACTCCTCCAGCTATGCCTATGGATGAAAAGCCTACAGCTATGAAAGCTGGAGGCACAAAGTCTAAAAAAAATGGAAAAGGTCTAGCAGTCGTAATTGATGTAAGTGGTCCACCACAACCAAAGTATGAAGAAGCATCTAAGGGAACTCCTGCAGACCCACCTCCAGGTGCAACATCAGATGAAGTTAAAGATGACCAACACGTTTTGCTTAGCGAAGGAGAGTTAGTTGTACCAGCTAACGTCGTTAGGTATCATGGACTTGGTATGTATGAAAATTTAAGAAGAGAAGCATTACAAGGTTTAGGAGAGATGGAAGCCGCAGGTCAAGTAGATTACGTTGATGATGATGTAAAAAGTGCACAAGCAGGTATGACTATTTTAGATGCTCCTAATGTTGCTACACCACAAGGTATAGCAAGACAACAACAAGCGTACAATCCTGCATTAGGGCAGTTTGGAACAGCTACACTTCCTCAAGCAGCATCAGCTAGATTTGTAAAAGCTTCTGGTTTCACAGATACAAATAGGGATGGAATAGATGATAAGTTACAACCCAGTCTTAGAGGACTTGTTGCTCCTACAACTACTACTGGTGTTGTAAGTCCAGCATCTCTTACATTAGGTCCTGTAACTAATCCTAATGTTGTAGTGGGTGCTGGTAACGTAGGTAGCTACAGACAAGAGCAGACATACAAGCCAGGCGAAGAGGACACATCTCGTCCTCCTGAAGTTGAGCCTGGTCCACCCGTTGCACCAACTAAAGTTGTACAACAACAAAGTGATGATGGTGGAGACCCTGAGATTGCTGCAGGTTTAGGTGGAGCAAGAGCAACTATTGGAGGACAAGAGTATGCACTTCAATATGATTTCTCAGGTAATCTTACAGGTATAGCAAATGTAGCAGATGCTTTAAGCACAGGCAGGGCTAACTTTCAATCTCCTACTAATCAAGTGGTCGATTTAGTTGCTTCATTAAATCAAGGACAAAAAGGCATGATGAGTCCTTATAGTATTGCTACAGGCATGGCAGGTAAAGCTAAAGAACTTGCCGAAGAAGCTAACAGAGGATTAGCACAAATAACTAATCCAACTCAAGTTTCTGTTGCGGCTACAAAGGATGAAGAAGCTGCTAAAGCAGACATTATGGCTGCTGGAACTCCTAGAGTTGATGCCCCTACAGTAGATAAATCAAAACAAGCTACAGATGCAGTGTTAGAACAATTAGCAGGACGAGAGCCTACACAATATGATATGTTTGGCACAGTTGTAAGTCCAAGCGTTAGAGATACAGCAGGTAGACCAACCAGTTTAGCTGGACCTTTGAGAGATAGAATAGAAGAAGCTCAATTAGGGGCTGAAACAAGCAGAAGGGGAATAACACAGGATATCCCGTCAGAGATGCAAAAAGCTAGAGATGAAGCTTTTAGAGAAGAAGCTGCAGCTAAGTCTAGGAAAGAAGCACGAGAGGCTCAGATGAAAGGTATTGGATTAGGATTATCTGCTGAGGCATCTGCCCCTGGCACTGTAACTAATGAAGCTTTACAAGGCAAAGGATATAGTAGCTCAGGTGCTGCACCTGCTGGTTCACAATATAGTGCGACTGGCATATTCAGCACAAGTAGAACTGATGATGACCCTCCAAGTGATTTAGGAGGAGGCAGAGGAGCAGGTAGAACTGGAGCAGGAACAGAGGGAGTAGAGTTCACAGGAGGCACTCAAACTGCTGATGAAGTTACAGTTGATGAAAGAGAAGAAGACGAAAAAGGGAACAGAAGCCAAGACTTTAGTAGAACATTTGCTGATGATGCTGCTTCATCTGATACAGGTGATGGCAAAATAGTTTGCACAGAGATGTACAGACAAACTCAGCTTGATGACTGGGCACAAGCTATGAAGACTTGGTACATTTATCAGAAAAAATACTTGACACCTCTACATGAAATAGGATATCATTCGTTATTCAAACCTTTTGTTCGTGGTATGAAAGTTAATAACACACTGACTAGTATCGGTGCTTACTTTGCAAAGGAACGAACAAAACACCTTAGACATATTTTAACAAAGGGTAAAGCTAAAGACAGTATTGTCGGCAACATCTTTTGTAAAATAATCCATCCTATAGTTTACTTAGTAGGATTGGCAGTTCATAAAAAATAATTTATGAATTAATTACTAGCTACTTATCCCCCAATAATGGCTACGATAACCCTAGGAGAAAAGACATGGCTGAAATGGCTGTAGAACAAAAAATAGTTTAGACTCTTCACTAGAAGAAAGAATGAAGTTAATAGCAGAAAGAGAAGCACAATCTACTCGTGCTATGGCAGAAGCAGAACTTATGAGAATACATCCTGACTTTGAAACTATTAGGAATGACCAAGAGTTTCACGATTGGGTAGAGCTACAACCTAGATGGGTTCAACAAGCTCTGTATGAAAATGAGAGTGATTCTAAATCTGCAGCAAGAGCTATTGACTTATATAAAGTAGATATGGGTATTACCTCTACACCCAAAAAGAAGACAGACCCTTCTAAAGATGCAGCAAAAGCTGTAACTAGAGGTAGCTCAAACACACCTTCTGCTACTAAATCAGGACAAGCAAACCAAATAAAAGAGTCTGATGTAGCAAAGATGAAGCCACATGAGTTTGAAAAGAATGAAGAAAAAATAAAAGAAGCAATAGCTTCTGGTAATTTTATTTATGATATGACCAGGCGTGCTTAATATTTTTCTTTACTTTTTAAAATTTGTATGGTATAAAATGTATAAATAGCAGCCCATCTTTTTGATGACCACCTGCTTGACACATTTTCACGAATTATACTAAGAAAAACTACCTAGTTTGAATTAGCCCCAAAACGGACACCTAATTGCATCTAGCCTTTTGATTGTGTATGCACTCGTATTTATAATTAGCCAAGGAGGATAACATGGCTTTCCAAACTGCGGCTGGATACGGGAATTTACCTAATGGCAATTTTAGTCCTGTCATATATTCCCAAAAGGTTCAGCAAGCTTTTCGTAAGACCTCTGTTGTAGAGTCAATCACAAATAGTGATTACTTTGGAGAGATTGCGAATTATGGTGATACTGTTAAGATTATCAAAGAACCAGAAATCACTGTAAAAGAATATGCTCGTGGTGTTAACATTCAACCACAAGACCTAGACGATGAGGATTTTTCTCTTGTCGTAGATAAAGCAAACTACTTTGCTTTTAAAGTTGACGACATTGAGGAAGCTCATAGTCACGTTAACTTTGAGTCAATGGCTTCAGACAGAGCTGGATATAGACTCCGTGACCAACACGACCAAGAAGTTCTTGGTTACCTATCAGGTTTCAAGCAGTCATCTCTAAACACTGTAGCAGGAACAGCTAACGATACTGTAAACGGTACAAAAGCTGTAACAACTGCAGGTTCAGATGAGTTATTGACAAGCATGAAGCTAAAGAAAGGTGACTTCGGAAACATTACTACAGGTAGTGCAGGAGACCACTCAATTCCATTAGCTCCAAGAATGCCAGGTGCTACAGCTCAAGCAACAGCAACTGCTACACCATTGCAAGTTATTGCAAGAATGGGCAGATTGTTAGACACACAGTTTGTAGACACAGAAGGTAGATGGCTCGTTTTACATCCAACTTTTGTTGAAATCTTAAAAGATGAAGATTCAAGACTTCTCAATGCAGATTTCGGTGAGTCAGGAGGATTAAGAAGCGGCTTGGCAATAGGTTCATTACATGGTTTTGATATCTATATGTCAAATAACTTACCTGCTGTTGGTACAGGACCAGGAACATCAGGTTCTGCTAACCAAAACTCAAACTTTGGAGTCATTGTAGCTGGACACTCTTCATCAGTAGCAACAGCTTCACAGATAACAAAGACAGAGTCCTACAGAGACCCTGATTCTTTTGCAGACATCGTAAGAGGTATGCATTTATATGGCAGAAAGATTCTTCGACCAGAAGCAATCGTAACTGCTAAGTACAACGTAGCGTAGGGGAGGTATAAATGGCGACTTTTGATTTAACTTCTAAAGATACCACTGGCGTATCTTCCGACTCTATCGTGGCTATGCCATCAGCTAAGAATACTCACGTAATGAGAAATATTGAGGCTTACCTTGATATTGATGCGTTAGTAGCAGCAGGTGGTAGCTTTTCAGACGGAGATGTATTTCAGGTACTAGAGATACCTGCAAATACTTTCGTGCTAAATGCAGGTGCAGAAGTAATGAAAGCATTTACAGGCAGTTGCACATTAGACATGGACTTCGCAGCAGGAGATGACATCATTGATGGTGCAGACATTACATCCACAGGCTTTTGTGCCGCAGGAACTAATGGTCAAACCAACACTGTTGTAGGAAGTGCAGCTTCAACTTATACTCAATTTATCACAGCTACTGATACTATTGATTGTACAATTGCAGGTGCGGCTCCAGCGACAGGAAGACTCAGAGTCTATGCCACTGTTATTGATTTAGCAGGTCATGGCTTAGATGATAAGCCAGACGAAGTCGATAGAGACCAATTAGCTTAATAGCGTAATTATGGGGACAATTAATTTTGTCCCCTATTATTTAAAATAGTATGTCACAAACTTTTCTTACATTAACTAATAGCGTGCTTGCACGTATTAATGAACCACAACTGACCTCGTCTACTTTCTCAAGTGCACGGGGTATTCAAGTTCAAGCCCAAAATGCAGTTAATGAAGCCATAAGATATATCAACCAAAAAGAATTTAGTTACCCTTTCAATCATGCAACTAACACAGAAGTTTTAGTTCCAGGGACAGTAAAATATAGTTTACCTACATCAACTAAACACGTAGATTATAATACTGCAAGAATAGTTAAAAACTCAACTTTAGGCACATCAGGTGCAAACTTGAGTACATTATCATATAATGAATATATAGCTAACAATGTTGAACAAGAAGATGACATTGTAACAACAACTACAAGCACTACACATACAGATAGCGTTACAACTATAACTGTAGCTAGTACATCAGGATTTGATTCTTCAGGAACCATACATATAGTAAATGAAGAGATAACATATACAGGAACAACAAGTACAACATTTACAGGATGCACAAGAGGTGCTAACAGCACAACAGCAGCTTCTATAGCAAGTGGTGTACAAGTAGCACAGTTTACTGGAGGAGGAGTGCCTTCTCATATAGTAAGAACACTAGATAATAATTTTATTTTGTATCCGTTTCCTAATAGAGCATACACATTAAAGTTTGATTACTTTACCTTTCCCTCTGACCTATCAGCACATGACGACACCACAACAATACCCGACAGGTTCGCCCCAGTGATAATAGATGGAGCTACCTCATATGCATATCAATATAGAGGGGAAATTGAGCAGTATCAATTAAACTTTGCGAGATTTGAGCAAGGCATAAAGAATATACAAACACTGTTAGTTAATAAATATGAATATGTAAGGTCAACAGTGATATTAAGACCAACAAGTATGGCAGGATACTTTAGCACTGAAACAACAACATAATGGCAGATTTATCAAGAGCACAACCTATAGCTTTCAACTGCGAAGGCGGATTAGTTTTAAATCGTTCCACATTTATGATGCAACCAGGTCAGGCACTAGAATTACAAAACTTTGAACCTGACATAGAAGGTGGATATAGAAGAATAAACGGGTTTAGTAAGTATGTATCTGCAGTAGTTCCTCAAACCTCTGCATCTACAGAAAAAGTTTTGATGGTTGCTACATTTGGAGATAAGGTTGTAGCAGCTAGAGGTACAAATATATTTACAGCAGATGCAGGGGGTTCATCTTGGACAACTGTAGATAGTGGTAGAACAAGTGCAGGTAAATACTCTTTTGAAAGATTTAACTTTGATGGCAATGACAAGTTAATCGTAGCAGATGGTAACAATGCACCAACAGTTTTTAATACATCATTTAGTGCGACAGATGTGTCTTCAAGTGGTGGTGGAGAAGTAAGCACTGCAGTAACAGGTGCTAAATTTGTAAAAGCATTTAAAGAACATATGTTCTATGCAGGTATGTCAAATGCTAAACAAGAGTTAGTATTTAGTGTACCATTTGATGAAGACAGTTTTGCAACTGCTAGTGGTGCAGGTAGTATCAAAGTTGATGATACTATAACAGGACTTAAAGTTTTCCGTGAAGATTTATTTATATTTTGCGAAAATAGAATATTTAAATTATCAGGAACATCAAGTAGTAACTTTGCAATAACTGCTGTAACAAGAGATATAGGATGTATTAACGGAGATACAATCCAAGAATTTGCAGGTGACCTTATATTTTTAGGACCTGATGGATTAAGAACAGTAGCTGGTACAGCAAGAATTGGTGACGTTGAATTAGGAACTATAAGTGCTAACGTACAAAGTTTATTTGATGCAAACTTATCTAGTGCATCCGAATTTGACTCAATAGTTATACCTGACAAGACACAATACAGAATATTTTTTACAAAAGATGGACAAGCAGAAAATGCAACTAAAGGGGTAATATGTGTTATGAAAGGGCAAGCGTTTGAGTTTGCTGAAATAAGAGGTATAAAACCAGCATCAACCGACACATTTGTATCTGCAGGAGATGTCATAGTTTTACATGGTGCATATAGTGGTGGTTATGTATATAGACAAGAATCAGGTAATGACTTTGATGGAACATCCATATTAGGTAAATATAGAGGTCCTGATTTAACTTTTGGAGATGCTGGGTTAAGAAAACATATGCAACGTGTTATTATTAACTTTGCACCTGAATCAAGTATAGATGCAGATTTATTTTTAAGATATGACTATGAATCTGCTGACTCAGCCAGACCTGCTGCTTATCCATTGGATTCACAAACAGTGGCAGCTTTGTACGGAACAAGCACATATGGTGTTGGTTCTTCTGTTTCAGGAACTTATGGTGGTGCATCACAACCTTTGTTTAGACAATCTGTAGAGGGTTCAGGTTTTGCAGTTGCACTTAGAGTTAACGATGGTGGTTCTACTGCACCATATTCACTAAAAGGATTTCAGTTAGAATATCAAGTAGGAGCAAGAAGATAAATGGGAGCTACGTACACTAGACAATCATCTTACACCGACGGAGATGTGATAACTGCTGCTCATACCAATGATGAGTTCAATCAAATATTAGCTGCCTTTGCAGCGAGCACAGGACACACTCACGATGGTACGACTGCAGAAGGTGGTCCTATTACTAAACTATTAGGTAACACACTTACCTTTGGTGCAGGAACTGCAGGAACAGATATAACAATAACATTTGATGGAGAGACTTCTGATGGTGTCCTCAAATGGATGGAAGACGAGGATTATTTTGAATTTAGTGATGACATACTTGTTGCTTCTACAGAGAAGTTACAATTCAGAGACACAGCTATATACATCAATTCAAGTACGGATGGACAATTAGATTTAGTAGCAGATACTGAAATACAGATAGCTGCAACAACAATAGATATAAATGGTAACGTAGACATATCAGGCACACTTACAATAGGTAGTGCAGGTATATCTGAAGCAGAATTAGAAGTTCTTGATGGTCTTACTGTAAGCACAACAGAAGTAAACATTTTAGATGGTGACACAAGTGCTACATCAACAACTGTAGCAGATGCAGATAGAGTTGTACTAAATGACAACGGAACCATGGTTCAGGTAGCAGTAACAGATTTAGCTGCTTACTTTGACGATGAAATAACTGCAATGCCTAACTTGACATCCGTAGGAACTCTTACCACTCTTACAGTAGATAATGTTATAATTAATGGTGCTAACATTGGACACACAAGCGATACAGACTTATTAACATTAGCAGATGGTATTGTTACAGTAGCTGGTGAAATATCAGTAACTACATTAGATATTGGTGGCACTAATGTAACTGCTACTGCTTCTGAGCTTAATATTCTTGATGGCGTTACTGCTACTGCTTCTGAGCTTAATATTCTTGATGGTGTTACGTCCAGTACAGCAGAATTAAACATTTTAGATGGCGTTACATCTAGCACAGCAGAGTTAAATATACTTGATGGTGTAACTTCTACTGCTACAGAACTAAATATTATGGATGGCGATACTTCAGCGTCATCAACTACACTTGCAGATGCAGACAGAGTTGTGGTCAACGATGCAGGCACAATGAAGCAAGTTGCATTAACTGATTTTGAAACTTACTTTGAATCTGTATTAGATACATTATCAAACGTAACAACAGTAGGTACACTTAATAGTGGTGCTATCTCAAGTGGGTTTGGTGCAATAGATATAGGTTCTAGTAACTTAACTGCAACAGGAACTATATCTTTAGGTGCTACATCTTTTAATGATAATGCTATTACAAACGTAGGTGATATTGCACTTGATTCCATTAGTGCAGATGGAACAGACATTAACGTAGCAGTATCAGACAACTCAGGAACTGCATTCACAATTAAACAAGGCTCAGATGCTTATTTAATAGTAGACACAGGAAATAGTAGTGAGTCAGTATCTATCGGTACAGGTGTATCAGGAACTGCTATAACATTAGGACATAGCACATCTGAAGTGACTGTGGCAGATAATTTAACTGTTACAGGGGACCTCACAGTATCAGGTACTACGACTACAGTAAACTCAACAACTGTAAATCTAAATGACCATAACATTGTATTAGATAGTGGTAATAGCACAAGTGCAGTTATTAATGGTGCAGGTATTACAATAGAAGGTGGTTCAGGTGATGATGCTACATTCACATATAACACTACAGGACCTCAGTTTGAATTAAAGTTAGGCTCTAGCTTTGAAGACTTACAAACTGCTAAGTTAACTGCTACTGAATTAGATATATCAGGTGATGCAGATATTGATGGTACATTAGAAGCAGACGCTATAACAGTCAACGGAACTGCACTTAACACAGTTATTGCAGGTGTTACTGTAACAAACGCAACTAACTCTGCTCATGTATTAGTTACTGACAACGAAAGCACAAACGAAGAAAACTTAATTACCTTTGTAGAAGATGCTACATCTAGCACAGGTAATGTTGGTTTGGAGATGGATGGTAATTTAACTTACAATCCGAGCACAGGAAGATTGACAGCTACACAATTAGCTGGTACACTACAGACTGCCGCCCAGACTAACATCACATCCCTGGGTACACTAAGTGCTCTCACAGTAGATAATATATCCCTTAATGGCACAACCATAGGGCATACTGATGACACAGATTTAATAACACTAGCAGATGGTATAGCAACAGTTGCAGGAGAGATATCTGTAACCAC